TGCTGTTTTACTAGGTTTTATTTTAACCCTATCAGGGCGTAGTAAATATAATTCTCTGGGTACACCTGCAACTTCTGACATTTGGGCGTATGAATTACCAGAAATTAAAAGATAAGAATAAAGAGATTGGAAATATTCAACCCCTGCTTGCATAGGATTTGGTCTATTAAGCAATGATAATATGGGATGTTCATCCAACTCCATATCACCTTGATAGGCTTTCCAATGAATAGAAGCCGCGCCATTAGCAATTTCATTAACGCATCTATAAACTATAGCGTTCTGGGAATAACCATCATCTGCGTAATTATCATAATTATCTCTACGAGAGTATGAATTACCAGTTGTGTTCAAAACAACTTGCGGTGCTTCTTTTATCTCATAACCTTTATTACTTCGTAAAAAATCAAATAAACCCATCAGGAAATTCTCCAATACGCCTGACCATTGGTTTGGCTCAGTTCTGTTAATGCCCAAACTAGAGCATCCATCCTATCAGGTGATTTCTTACTGGCTTGTGTGAAGAAACACATCTGATCTTCTAATTCTGAGAAAGCACCAACGTGATGCACCTTCCCTTGTTCGTATAGGGCGGCTATTGGCTCTGCCCTTATAATCTTACCGCGACTAGCGTTTACTGGTGTATAAGGTACGCTGTTATCTATGTTCCTTAACAACCTTTCCACTAAATCACCACCATTATTAACCTCCGCAACTATTCTATCTGCGCTGTATTTATAATATGCCTCTATAGCTTTTTTACCCCATCCATCAGCAGAATATTTGCCTGATAGATCATCTATAACATAAAACCGACCTTCAATGCTACTACCACATACAACGATACCTGTTTCATCTGAATTTTCGGTGTTAGTAACAGCAGGGTCAATGGCAACTACTACTCTTTGATATTCTTGCGTTGAATCTCTTGATATCCTTGCGGAGTCTATCATCCCATAGTTCCATAGCGCACCTTCTTGTTCTTCCAAGATATCTGCATAAAGCTCTTGTCTGCCAAGCCTTGTGCCTTCGTATTTGTCTTTTAGTTGTTGAAGTGCTGTTTCTGCTAAGTTCTTATAGTTCTCAAATGTAGAACCTTTAGTAAGATGAACATCTTTCCCTTCCCTTTTAGCCAAGCCAACAATCAAAGGCGTTGCTCTTGGTGTGGTTGTAATAACTAATCTTGGATCATTACCTAATCTCAATCCGAACATCATCTGATCATAAGATTCTGGGTATCTCCAAGCGGCAACCTCGTCAGCCCATATTCTGTGAAACTGTGGACCACGCAATCTATCTGGCTCTATAGCGGCAAAACCTTGTATAACCGACCCATTAAATAAGGTTATCTCCATTGCAGATCTGTTATAAGATTCTGACTTTGAAACAGCATAACATTCATCAGGAATAATTTTTAATAAGCCAGAGTCCCCCTCAAAACAAACACGCCTTAAATCGCCTCTAGTGGGGGCTACAACGCCACAGCGAACATTTGGGTTAGATAGTGCGTAAGCAACAATATCCTCGCCTCCTGTCCTTGTTTTACCCCAACCTCGACCTGCTAAGATAAGCCATACTGACCAATCTCCTTCTGGGGTAAATTGTTTTTTTCTTGCTGTATTACTCCAATTAACGAATGAAATGAAAGCGGCTTGCTCTGCCTTGCTTTCAAGTGTTTGCGCTATGGCTTCTAATTTCTTAATTCCAGAAATATCCATTGAAGCATCAGGCATCTTCGTCATCTGCCTTATTTCTCGCCATCTGAGCTATAATATCAAACGCCTCTGTAAGTTTTTGACCAGTCTTATCCTCTGTTACGACATCATGCTTGTCCCGCTGACCTAACAGTTGTTTGCCAAGCCATATCGCCATCGTGACATTATTATCCGATTCCATTATTTGAAATTGCTTACGCCTTACTGATAGCTTACCCCTTTCCCTGCCCTCTTTTATGATAGCTTGGTACTCTGGATTTTCTTTAACTTTGTCCTCAAGTGTTCTAAGTGGTATCTCTAGATATGCGGCTATCTCTGGCATAGTGCAGTTTAAAAGACATATGCTACGCAACCTTTCTACATCAATTTCAGTTCTTGGTCGTCCTACTGGATTTTTATTTTCTTCAGCCATCTTTTTTATATACCACGAAAATTATTGTATCTGTTTAAAATAAAATTAAAATTTTTGTTGATATCTTCTTTGTCATTATTAACCAGAGTAACATAGTTTCCATCTAAATAATTCTTAATATTTGACAATTTGGTCATTCTGCCTTTGATAAATTTCTCCGATTGAGAATCATTTCGCTCTAAATGCCTTTGTTTGGTAAAGTCACTTTCAACAATGTAAACTTGCAATTTCATTTTCTCTTGAGCTTTTTTTAATGTTTTGACATTGAACAGTCTTTATCTATAAATTCCTCAAAGTCAGGCTGTACCGCCATGGATAGTTTATCAGTTCCAGAAAATATTTCCCCACTTATATACTTCCCTAATATGACTAAATTCAATTCCTCATTATAATGTCCATATAATTTTTTGAATTTAAAGTTCCTCCAACCGCTAAAATTTTGGAAAAACTGTTTCACTATAGTTGTTTTCCCCACTGCAGGTTGCCCACCTATAATTATACAATTAGTTGACATAATCATTGTAATCGTTCTCAAAACAATCCCACTCTTTATCCATCATAATTACCTGACCTGTGTTTAAATAGAAATTTTGTTTATATGGGTGCAACCCAAAGTCTCTCGGGTTATCCTCTAATCGGAGTTCCTTCGGTAAGATTTCAACTCTCATATCCCAAAATAAATCGAAATTTTTATCCCACATTGATTCGGCATATTTTATTCTATCATGAAACATATCGTTATATACGTTTGGATATCTTCTGTTCGGTCTATGCATAGATTTGTAATTACATAATGCTGTTTCTAAAGTATAAAAACTTGTTTCATAATTTTTCATTCTTTCTTTCGATTCTTCCAACAATAAGTTTGTTTCATCTTTAAGCCAATTAATTGTCTCTTGACTATAATTCACCTTCGTTTTCCACCAATCTAAATCGTCTCTCCCTAAAACTTTGCATAATCCGTTACGATGGGAACGGCTACCTGATATATCCTCAAGTAATAAATCATCACAATCGATATTTAACCCTTGTATTTTCAGGAACTCTGTATAAGAAAATGTCGACAATCTTCCAAATGATAATAATTTATTCCTGACAAAATCCCATAAAATCTTAAAATTTTTATTTGGGTCATTATGTTTGACTAAATTATCGAAAAGATTCTGTTGATTACCATGTTTGTCCACATAATCTTTATAGCAACTAATGCAATTTGTTAATCCTGTCTTACCTATCTTGAAATATCTCCTATCTAAATCCCAACCTTTACCTACTTTGAATTTTGAATAATTTATGTTCCACCATTTATCAAATTTTTTCACGTCCAGATTACTTACATCGGGGAAAAACTCAAATATTATCCATGATGTTAATATGTTTTGTGTACAACCATTCAAAAAACCAAGCCAAAGTTTCTGTTCTGCACTTAATGAAAACTTGTTATTTATGTAAGGAAACGCCCCATAAACGAAACCTGCATGAGCTTTATATTTCAAATTAAACTCATATAATCTAAGGAATACCTCTCTTCTATATTGTGGTAATCTAAAATCCATTCCTTTTTTTAAATCAGATACTGGTTCAATATTATTAATTTCACAATATGAGGCTAATTTATCCATGTAAAACCTTTACATTCATCTTCTAATGCAAAACTTTTATGCTGTATGTTTATGGAATCCCCTCGGGATGCTAATATGTAATTAGCGTTCTTGCCTCTGTATGCTACTTTTTGTACAGAATATCCAGTGTGATATAATAACCAATCAGACATAAATTCAAAATAATTTTGATAATTATTCAAACCGACTTTATTGAATTCTTTTTCGTATTTTCTCTTGTGTATTGATAGAGGATATGTTCTCGCAGTATCAGTCCAGACTACATATTTAGGCTTGCTAATGAATGCCGCCCTAAAATTAGACCACTTTCCTCTTGAGATTTGGATGATGCTACTATGTGGGAAATCACAAACTTTTAAATCATAATTTTCATTGTTTAATAATGCTTTATGACCATCTTCATGCACGACTTCCATATCATTCAAAGTTTTTAATTGTTCGCAACAATCTTTATCTAAATCACCCACCTTGTGATTTGTG